TTTGAACTAAACTCTCATTAAATAGAAAGTAATACTTCATCGGGATTTTATGCGCAGAACATAACATACTTAAATCATTAGTTGACTTAGTATATATGCCTGCACACTGACCACCATACATAGGTGTGCCGATGAACAACTTTTGCTTTTGTAGTTCTTCAGTTTTTACTTCAAGCTTCATACTGTAATTTGCTCCAAATCGTTTTCTGCTCGTTGAATTGATTGTAGTCTAAGAACATCAGCTAATATATCCCATGAGCTATCATGAGCTTTAAATACTGAATCCCACTTCTCATCATTTGCACAAGGAGCGAATCCGTTCTTCTTTATATTAAAATCAAACTTAGCATCAATATAAGTTCTTGTATCTCGTACTGACCAAAACTTAAGGTGTTGCTGCATGTGCGCTAACTTACCTTGAGACTGAAATAGCCTATCAAGAATAATAGGATCAAAGGTATTAGACCTTGACCACCAATACTTGATCTTAGGACCTTCAATCAAAAAGTCAGTGAACTGTTTAACAAAATCAGCAACAGACAGATCAGAAGTCTTAGGAGCAATATTTGCCCTTACTTCTTTACTCTGCTCAGACCAGAACTTTAAAGTAGATTCATTGATTTTCCAACCATAATCTTGAACCTGTTCTTTAACACTAAGCTTAAACTTTTTACATCGAGATATATCAGCTAAGGTGTAAGGATCGTCAGAGACCATCTTCTCCCAATTAAATACCATTACTGATACATCAATGACAGCGCAATCATTTACGTCCTGTCCCATCGTTTCAAAATCAAAGATTAAATCTGTTCGCATTCTATTGTTCCTAATTATTAAATACTATTATACAACAGTTTGTCGCATATGTCAATGGTTTATTGAAAGAAATCTTCAAGATTTGGTGTAGTATCTTTACCATTAGGATCCAGCTCTAATAATTGTTTAAAATTGTTCTGTCGCATATAAGTAGTATCAGATAGATCTAACTCTTCGTTAAGGAACTTCTGAATCTCAAGATGCATGTCTCTCGACGTAGGAACTGGACAATTCTGAGCAATATGGTTCATCTTCTTTAAACCATGAAGTAATTCAAAATCTTCAGGGAATCCCATCATATGCATAGCTTCTCGAATAGTCAAGGATCGTTCTTCTTCAGGATGAATTGTATCAACCATGTTACGACCAATAACAGCATTCATATATTCACCAAACACATGTACTGAACCATCCCATACGCCTTTACCGTCTGCGTACTTCATCATAGCATGATCTGAGTATTTAACGCCTTTCTCATTACCAGTTTTATGGAACCATTCGTTAGCTTCTTTCATCCAACCTTTTTTGTTTACGTAGTTCAGAGTAGTCTTAACGCCTTCTTCAATCATTAACTCACGAATAGTAGTATCAGCTGCTATTTTAGTTTTAATAAAATTGTAGTAAGGTTCATCAGGAACGTTCTTGTTAATGATAATATCTTGATGTAAAGCGTCAACTGGAATTTCCCGAAGGTACTCTGCAAAATTCTTTCGTGGTCTATTATACCAATTCATTACAGGTGCAGACTCTGACTTCCAACCGATCGCAAAAGACCTGTCGCGTCCCTGTGGTACACCATGAAACCTAGTTGATGTTTTGTACAGGGTCAGAGAGTAACCTCTCTCAGCGCATATTTTATAAAGGTTATTCGCAACTGGACGACCTTTATTTGTAAACAACGCAGGAGCATTCTCAACGATAACAACCTTAGCTCCAAGAATATCAATGCCATCTTCAAATACTTTATACATCCATTCGTTCTTAGCACATCCTGCGCCTTTTGATTCAACAGATTTGCCAGTATTTAATTGAGACAGTGCGGCACAAGGTGGAGTACCTGATACTACATCTACTTGAGTGACTTGACTATTATCATCGCCTAATAGAATATAAGGTATATCCTTTCTACCTAAAGTGTTTTGCTGATAGTTAACATAGTGGCTATCATTGTCTTGAAATCCATCATAAGAATAGATTGCAGCTGGTGGTTTACCAAATGCTTTTTCTGCTCCTAACATCTGACCACCAATTAATGGTATCAGTGGAGCCCACGTTATTTCTCTTTTACTCATCCGAAAAAATCCTCAAGTGTTGCAGCTACTTTAACTTCATAGCCTGATACATCTGGTGCGACGTAATCAGCATCCATAGCTGTCATTATTTTATTGTTTAAAAAAGTTCCATCATATACTTCAGGAGTACAAATTAACTTACGCAATCCTTTAATAACAGTTTGATATTCTTCTTCATTATTTAGTAGCCGTTCCATTCTTGCTCTTAATTCCTGTGGAGTCTTAGGTCGTAAGAATTCAGGAATTGGCAAGTGACCTTGCTCATCGTATGTTGGATGTAAGAATGGAATTACACCAGCATGGATCATTTCAATATACTTAGAAGTTACCCAACCTTTTGCGATTGGAATAATAAAAGTAAATTTAACATTGTTCATTTTATCCATAACGTCATCTAGGTGGACAGAACCTTTGAAGCGTGTATCTGTTTCAGTTGCTTCGTGTTCCCATTTACCATAGATCTCAACGTCTTGAATATCGTCAAGTACCCATTCCTTTAATAGCTTATATCTTGAAGGTTTAGCTTCATTCAATATAACCATAAAAGGTATCTTGCGATCTAAATTGAACTCTTCCTTATATTCATAGTTAATACAGAAACAAGTTTCCATACCTTGATACGTTGAAGGAACAGTTCTTATAGCTCGTGTTTGATCTTCGTAACTCTTAATAACATTATTAGTGTATTCGTAATCATATTGACCAATAGAAGTAGCAGGCAGATGGAATATATCTCTCGACTGATTCATTACATATCGTGGATCATTAACGATTTCAACGTAAGGAGGTTTTACTTCGTTCAACCAAATAGCAATTGGAGAAGTATAATTACGAGTCATATCAATAACAGCTGCGCACTTACCATCTGCATCACGTACTTTGAGAATCTTATCAGGAATAGTAACTGTTCCAACCTGACCTACCATCATAACAGTATAGTCTAATTGAAATCCTTTCTGACCAAAGTAATTAATAACATGACGATAGAAGTCTGGACCGGTGTTCTTAATACCTTTCCAAATATCAATCACGTTATCGTATGGGAATAGATCCAATGCTTCAGCTTCATTTAGAGTACTGAAATCCGAACGACCAACAATATAGAAGGTCTTGTCTGGGTTGTTGTTTGCTAATGAGATTAATACTGTAGACGGTTCGTTGTCTCCACCAATAGGAGAGAAGCGATTGCGTTTGAATTTGACCGACTTACCGATCTTTGCGAAACCAATGTTTTTCATAATATAAATTTAATCCGTTCTGTAATGTTATTTATGTAATTTGACCGCATTTACTACACGCTGTCTGAGCTCAGTTGAACTGAAAGAATGTCTTCTGCGATTGTAATGAGTTGGACATAAACCTTTACCTGTATGCTCGACGTCTTTATATTCTTCGCCAACAATTCTGATGTCAGGATTAATAGTTAAGATCATATCAACTAATTCCTGCTCAGTTGAGAAAGGCATTACCTCGTCCACATACTTACAAGAGGATACCTGTATGTATCTTTCAAAAGGTGTCTGTACAGGTCTGTTCTTACCCTCAGGTCGATCTACGGTTGGGTCAATCAACAAACCAACAATCAAATAATCGCATAGACCTTTTGCTTCCTGTAACATAACGATATGACCTGCATGAAACAGATCAAACGTTGAACATGTAAAGCCAATCTTGTAATCTTTTGGTAATTTTTTTCTATCTAAAAACATTATCTATTTTCCATTAATTCGTTAATACTTTTTGCATATACATCATATAAACCACTTTTATCTTTAGGCAGGTAATGAATAAATTTTGGTAACGTATCAAATCGTAAGTTTGGTTTCTTTTTAAATGCTACTGGTTGTAATCGAACATCTTTTCCAAACTCTGCCACATCATAATCGTTATTCAATAACCACTTATAATAAATTGCATATACAAACTGTTCTACGTGCCATGTTCTTCCACCTATGTAACCTCGATTAAAAGATTCGCCAGACCACTTCTTTTCGTATTTCAGTTTTGCTTCTGCCAATGTAATATATATGCTTTTACAGAAAGCTCGGTTAAGGAACTCCATGTACATATCGTTTTCGGTGTGGATAAGCTGTCCTGAGTTTAAACTAAACTTTGGGTCAGTACCTTCGTATCTGTTTATCATATTCCAATATTGGACTTTAACTAAGTCATCATATAGTGGAGATAACATTCTGCCTATCCCAGTAGAAATAATACCAAGAGGTCCTTCTGATTTAAATACGTAATCATTATTAAAGTAAGTATCAATTGGTTTGAGCAGGAACGTATCATCGTCCATCATCATCGCTTTTTTAACGCCAAGTACTTTATGAACATACGGGAACACTAACCATTTAATAGCTACACCATATATGTCTATAATTAAATCAAAAGATTCTTTATCATTAAAGAAGTCTCTGCACGATTCTATCATAGACGAAACATAATAGATCTTTTCATCTATGTGCGATGTATTAAATTTTGTGTTTCTGTCATCTAGTATAAAAGATACATCCGTGTCAGTATCTAACCTACCTATATTGTAATACTTAAGAAAAGAATCAACTCTTTCTATATTATTACTTACGACAAAAACACGATTCATCTTAATCAATCTCCGGCAGAATATCATTAACACACTGAATAATGAAGTCTTTATCTGTATGGTACTTATATACTCTGATAATCTCAGATGCTACCAATAACCAAATTTCCTTAATGCGTAATTCATTATATACACAAAGAGTCTTTATTGCTAGTTCCTGATGTTTAAACGAATACTTGTTAATAATCAAACTTGCGATAAACTTTGCTATATCCAGTTCTTTATTACCAAAACATGCTGGGATAGGATCAATAAGACAAAGCTCAGGACCTTCTGCGTATTCGTAGAACAACATATTCTTAATACCAAAATCTCCATGGCTGAAGCTAGGTTTAAGATGCAGAGTTGTAAGACGTTCTGCTATATCATCAAACATGCAAAGATTAGCTGCTTTTACATGACCAACGATTCGACCTATGTAATCATCAAACGTTAACTCTTTGTTTGGTTCCTCAACCTTTTCCATTGATTCAATCGTTTCCTGAATTAATGCAATTGCCTTATAAGGATTGTTCTCAAAGTAACGATGATCTGCAGTAATGTATTCCATTGTAATCGTATCACCAACAACACGTTCTACTTTAGGAACATTAATATTGTTAATCATAGCATACTTTAACCAAGCAGCAGCTTCATGCGAATTAGTATCAGTCTTGTGTACAAGTTGACCATCAGTAAAGATATCAGAACCGGATAGACCACCTTCAAGATCGCGGATATCAGTATCCAAAAATAACTCTGGTGAAATACCTTTATCATCGATGTAATAGGCTGCTAGTGGTTTATCAAAACTTAGCAGGTTGTACTTAACGTTATGCTTTACAAGCCATTCGCGAATCTGTGGACCATACTTGCCTTCAGCATGCGCTCGAGTAGTACACGAAATAGAACCACGAGCTGTAAAGATATCTATCGTCCAACCTGAGTCATGCAGCTTATTACACTTTTCGATTAGCTCAACGTTTGGAGCTGCATCAGCCCAATTCCTATCTGTAGTAAACGCAAGAGTATCGTCAAAGTCAATTACTATTCTTTTATTAAACATCAGAAGAACCAACTCAATATTGCGAAAGAGGTTGGAATCAACACGTACAGACCTATCATTAGTCTTTCTGTATTATGAAACGATTGATCCACTTCGTCAAATTTAAGCATGACTCTGTTAAATGATTTCTCGAGCCGGTCGTATGATTCGATTAGTTCTTGTTTTGCTTTACTCATGGTATTACTCCAAATAAAAATCTATTATATCAAACTTCTCTGTGCTTGTCAATAGTAAATAGTGATTCAACATCATAATCTTCAATATTAGGATCTTCAGTCCAATTTACTTCTTTATTGTAAGGATTGAATCTATCACCACTAAAGTACTCTTCCTTACAGATTAGTTCGCCACCGATAGTATGATACAATTCTGCCATTCGTTCATAGTTATCTATAATGTTTTGACGAAGCTTATGAATCGTTACTGGACCTAGTTCGCCTGTAAGTGCAGGGTGGTTAGGATTCATATCAACTTTGTAAGTTTCATCAAGACCGTGGCGTCCAAGGTGGAGCTGTTTGATTTTCTCATCAGAGAAACTACGAGCTGGTGCAAGAAAACCAGTCTTGCCAAATCCACCATGTACTCTAACAGTAATCCAACTCTTAACGGTTCTAATAAAGTCTCTACTATATAAAAAGTAAACCTTATCACAAGCCTCAGCAATTCTAATACTATCTTGAACAGTTGCTACTTGCGTTGGCATTACTTTAAAACATATTTCAGTGTTATCTTTATAAAGTTCAGAAATAAGATTCTCTTTACTTTGAATCAAGTCGAGTAGTTCGTACTGATGGATTCTGTAATCTCTCTGTAGAGAATGCCTAGTAGGAATCCTGCCTACTGCTGATTGCCTTTCGTGACTAAACAGTTCTGCTCCGTATGGTAAATCATACTCTTCAGATTTCAATAACGTAAAGGAAGTACTAGCAGTTCTAAAGTTTGTAAATATAACAACTTTCTTAATCAACAGTTAAACTCCAAGATAACCCAACCTCGTCAAACATACTTTTAGTTTTGTCAAACGAATCTATCCATCTTTGTGGAACATCCGTTGCGTCCATTACAATTCTATTTATGCCTGTCTGAACGATTCCCTTGGCACACTCAGAACAAACCGGCAATCCATAAACATATAACGTTGCACCTTTACAAGATACTCCATTGAAGGTAGCATTATAGATTGCGTTCATTTCAGCGTGTACAACTAACTCGTACTTAACTTCCCTGTCGTCATAACGCTCTTGACTGTCATCAATACCTTTAGGAAAACCATTATAGCCGGTAGCAAGGATACGCCTATCTTTAACAATAATTGCACCAATCTTTTTACTAGGATCTTTCGACCAAGTAGAGATTTCTTTTGCTACGGCTAGGAATCGTTTATCCCAAGTATCAATGTCTTTACGTAGTTCACTGAACTTTTGACCTTCAAACTTTGGAACGTAAGAATACACTATCAGACCACCTTATGTTGATCGCGAATAAGATCTTCAATAAAACCAAAATGCCTTTCGTATACGTGAAGATTAGTTGCAGTCCAAATGATATCACCAGAAGGGATACCAAGATCAGCTGCCAACTTATCTTGAACATACTTAGCCCAAGCTACATCATTGTTATAACCAAACACTGCATCGTTAGAACGCATTAGGTAATGGGAAATCAAACAACCATCTCTAATCATAAATGTATTAGAATAG